AGTCATAGAAATATTGGAGCCATATACTGTTACATTTGAAGATGGGCAGTATGCAGTAAATTTAGTTGGAGCAAATTCAAATATTGGAGATCGTACTAATGTAAATCAGGTATCTGTTAGATCAGCAAATTCAGCAGGTTTACCAGATATTGAAGCTATACAAGCTGCGTCTTATAATGGTTTAGTAACTGTTAGAAGTGATAGTATTTATTCAGGAATTACATATCCAGTAGGTACTAATAGTTATCCAGTAAATAATATACCCGATGCTAGAGCAATAGCTGCTAGGCAAGGTTTAAATGGTTTAAAAATTATTGGACAATATACATTAGATACTGGTGATGATATATCTAATTTTTCTGTTTATGGTATTAATGCCATGAATACACAAATAGTTATAAATCCTGGAGCTAATACATTAAATGCACAAATAGTAGATGCATATGTTACCGGAAATTTAGATGGTGGAGCTTTATTAGAAAGATGCATGGTAGATAATTTAAACTATATTAATGGTGTAATATATAATTGTATGCTACAACCAGGAACTATTAGTTTAGGAGGCACTAATCCAGCATACTTTTTAAATTGTTATTCCGGTGTACCAGGACAAATGACACCAGAAATTGATATGAATGGTACTGGTAATGAAGATACTCCACTAGTTATGCGAAATTATGCAGGTGGAATATTATTAAAACAAAAAACTGGTCCAGGATTAGTATCTATTGATTTGGGATCTGGACAAGTTAAAATAGATCCTACTTGTGTAAATGGTGCAATAACAGTACGTGGTGATGGCAAAGTTATAACTACATCTGGAGTTCATATAGATACTGGTATAATTAATGGTAATTTACAGGTATACAATGAAGCTAATTATGGTGGACATATACACGACATTTGGAAAGATATGGGATTAAATCCAGGATCTCCAAGTGCAAAAGTTCTAGCTAATTTAGTAAAAGATGAAGTTTGGAACGCTCAAACAACTTCTCATATAGCGTCAGGAAGTTTCGGCGCATTTATACAAAGTAAGCTATTAACAGTAGCAAAATATTTAGGATTAAAATAATATGGCAAATATAAAAAGTACTTGGAACGCTATCAATGGTGGAAGAGGTGCTCAAGTATTAACTGCTGGTGGATCTCTTGGAACTGCTAATATAGCATTCACAGCAAATCCAACTGCTGGAGATACAATTAGAGTAAATAACACAATATTTACAATTTCTGCCGCTGCATCAACAACTACTAATATTAACCTTAAGGGTACATTAGCATTAACTTTAGCAGAAGCCGAGACAGTTATTCAAAGTAATCCAACTGTCGGCATAGGCTCAGGTATTATTGTTAATGTTGATGTAACTAATACAAATGCAGATTTAACATTCAGATTCCATCCAAACGCTTTTGTTTATGCATTCGCATCTTCTACCGATGGTGGTAATACTACTGATACAGGCTATGCTGCTGGTACAGGAGCACCTAGAATAGATTTGAATAAATCAGAAGTTTTACTTGAGTGGGCAAATGCTTCAGCAGCATTAACTTATTTAGATCTTCCTAAGGGTAAATTTGACGGACAACTCTTATCAATATATGCAGTATCTGTCGCAAATTCGGGAGATTCAGTAGGTATAATTGGAGATTTCGCAAGCAGTAATAATTTACTTACTATTGGTAGTGGAACTACATTTTTAGCTGCAGAAGGTTGCACATTATATTGGAGTACTTCGGGTGGTGTTTGGAAAGTAAAAGTAGCTAGTGATGCAGTAGCTTCAGCATTGCAATCAGTAGCATTATAATATAGGAGATAATTTATGGCAGGAACAAATACTGGTCCTTTAACATATAACCATGATGTAGCAGGAGTATATCGTAGAGTAAACCGTTTCATTGTAGAAATTCTAAAGAGCGTTAGTTCTGGTGGATCTCAGGTAAATACATTTGATCAGACACGTCTACAATCATACATTGGTGCTATTCGTGCATACCAAAATTGGGTTATGGCACAGCCACAACTTGATCTACCAGAGACTCATCCAAGAGTTATTCAGTTAGAGGTACCTCCAACGATTCCAGAAGAAGTAGAAAATGAATCTATTAGAGATGTAGTATATATGTTAGAGCTAGCCAGAGATGAGCTAGTAAATGGACAAAGTTCTAGAAATCCATCAGGTATGATATCATTTGATGCAGCTCGTTTAACAGCAGTAGTTGATAAGGTAGAAGCTCTTCTTGTTAGCTATGTTCAAACTGTTACACCACTTGATCTACCAGAGTCTAGTCCAAGTAGAACACTATCTACTTCTGGTCTAACTGGAGTTTAATGCTTAATAGGTGTGGGTAGCTACAAAGCTACCCACATTACAGCNACATTCTTATGAAAAGTGAATTAAAACGTGACGAAATAAAATATATAAGAGATTTATCTAAGTCTGCATATAAAAAAGGCAATGAATGCTATATATGTGGGAAAGCCGAAGATTTACAATTTCATCATTTTTATTCAATGACTCCACTATGGGAACAGTTTAAAAGAAAAGCAAAAATTACTATAAATTCTTTGCAAGATATATTAGATTACAGAGAGCAATTTAAGTCCGTACATCATAAAGAAATATATGATGATGTTATTACACTATGTAAGTTTCATCATATGGAAAGACTTCACAAAGTTTACGGTAAATCACCACCTCTAACTACGGCAGAAAAACAACGCAGGTGGGTTGAAATACAAAGGGAAAAGCATAGAAATGAGTCTACTAAATAGAATAATAGAAAAATTAAATCCTGCACAGCCAGAGATTCATATGGACCAAGGAGAGACTCAATCTTCAACTATAAATTCCTATTCTGCATATCAAGCGTTTAATAAGATAGAAGTTGTTAATAGAGGTGTGTCTTTAATTGTAGACTCAGCGGCAGAATTTGATTTTGATGTAAGAGAAAAAATTAGGGGTCTTGGAGTTAATCCATATAGTACTGGTGAAGATAAAAGAAAACTTTACAACTTATTAAATTTTAAACCAAACCCATATCAAAATATAGATAGTTTTAGAAGAAATTGTTATACTGACTATATATTGGATGGTAATATATTCATATATTTTGATGGGGCAGGGCTATATCATTTACCAGCAAATAAAGTAGAAATTACAACCGATCCTAAAACATTTATAAAAGGGTTCAAATATGGTGATACAGATTTCTCTGCTGAAGAAATAATACATGTAAAAGATAATTCTGCACAGTCTATATATAGAGGAGAATCTAGACTTTTACCAGCCTTATCAAGTGTTGGATTATTAAATTCTATGGGTTCTTTCCAACAAAACTATTTTGATAATAATGCTATTCCTGGTATAGTTTTAAAGACTAAAAATACTTTATCTAGAAAAGTAAAGGATAGAATATTACAGGAATGGATGAGAGATTATAATCCAAAAAGAGGTGGTAAGAGACCAGCGATTTTAGATGGTGATTTTGATATTGATTCATTAGGTCATACTGATTTTAGAGAATTAGACTTTAAGGATAGTATAGAAACTCAAGAGACTAAGATTTTAAAGGCTTTAGGAGTACCACCAATACTATTAAATTCTGGTAACAATGCTAATATAACTCCGAATATTAAAATGTTTTATATAAATACTGTGCTTCCAATAGTAAATCACTTAGTAAAAGCTATAGAATTTTACTTTGGATACGATATGGAATCTATAAAAGAAAACATATTAGCTTTAAGACCAGAACTAAAAGATGAAGCTGGATATTATTCTACTTTTGTTAATACAGGTATAATTACTATTAATGAAGCTAGAGAAAAATTACGATTAGAAAAGAGTCCAGAAAAACATGCTGATGAATTAAGAATACCAGCAAATATAGCTGGTAGTGCAGTAAATCCTTCGCAGGGTGGAAAACCAAAGCAACCACCGAAGGAAGATAAGGAACCTAAAAAATGATAGATAAAAAATTTAGTATTGTTTCTAAATTTTCAGTTGTAGAAAAAGCAGAATCAAATTCAATAGTAATTGAAGGATATGCAAATACAGTTGATAAGGATAGACACAGTGACATTGTACTCCAAGAGGCATGGAGCAAGGGAGGACTTGATAATTACCTAAAGAATCCCATTATATTAGCCTTTCACGATCATTCCAAACCAATAGGAATGATGATTGATTATTTTTTGGATAGTAAAGGATTCAAAATAGTTGCTGAAATTTCTAAAGCTGCTGGAAATATCTATGATTTGGTTAAAGAAGGAATTATAAGATCATTTTCAATAGGATTTACAGTTAAAGATGCTGATTATGACCCAACTACAGATTTATTCGTTATTAAGGATTTAGAATTATATGAGGTATCTGTAGTAAGTGTTCCAGCAAATCCAAATTCAATTTTTTCAGTAAGAAAAAGTTTTGAATCAGAAGAAGAATTTAATAATTTTAAGCAGGAGTTTATACATATGAATTTAGAAGAGAAAGAAGTTAAACCAACAGACTCAGAAGCAGATGCTACTAAATCTGTTGAAATTGAGAAATTAGTACAAGCTCTAGAAGCTAAAATTTCGGATAAAATTGAAAAGCAAGCAGCTGACGTAAATGCAGCTTTAGAATTAATTATAGAGTCTAAAAAGGAGAAAAATGAAATGACACAAGATGTACAAGTTACAAACAATGTTGAGAAGCTTATTGCAGATTTAGAGAGCCGTTTTGTAGAGAAAGAGAAGTCTTTATCAGAGGCTCTAGAGGGTCTACGTGGTGAGCTTAAGGAAAAGGCTGATGAGCTTGCAGCTATTCAAAGAAATAAGATGACCTTTGAGGATCGTGGCACTCGCACAAATATTGCTGAGAAGGACATTGATACTGCTGTATTAGTAGCTAAGATGTTGGGTCGTAGACCACAGGATACACGTTATGGTGCTAACCTAATTCAAAAGGCTGGTGCACACGTTGATCCAATGACACAAGATTGGGAGCAACAGTTCAGCACACGTATTGAGAATGATATTCGTCAACGCCTAGTTGTTGAGCCACTTATTTCTCGTAGAATTGCTATGCAAGCACCTACATTCCACTTCCCAATTAATCCAGAAGCTGGTTATGCATCGTGGATTGCATCTACAGCATATCGTAGTACAGATGGTTCATCTACTGGTACTGCAGTTGATCACACACTTACAGATAAGACAATCGTAGCTTATAAATTAGCTGCTAAGGAATATCTAGGATATGAGGAAGAGGAAGACACATTACTTCCATTAGTACAAATTGTTCGTGAGGCTGTAAGTCGTAGAGTATCTAAGTCTGTTGATAAAGCAGTTCTTCGTGGTACAGCAACAGCAGGTACAGATCCTATCACAGGACTTGTTAAGTTAGCTGCAGATGCTTCTGCACTTACAACACTTGACATTTCTAACAACGATAAGTTTACAGTAGATGCTGCACAAGCACTTCGTCGTAAGCTAGGTATTTGGGGTCTTGATCCAACAGAGCTTATCTACGTTGTATCACAAGAGTGCTACTATGATCTATTAGAAGATGCAGATTTCCGTACTGTAGATCTAGTTGGTTCTAACTATGCAACAATCCTTAAGGGACAAATTGGTATGATTAATGGATCGCCAGTAATTGTTTCTGGTGAGTTCGAAGCTAAGGCTGATACAAAGGCTGGTGCTATTGTTCTTAATCCTTCAAACTTCTTAATTGGTTCTCTACGTGGTGTTATGGTAGAAAGAGATCGTAATATTGAAGATCAAAAGAATATTCTAGTAGCATCCTTAAGAATGGCCTTTACTGATATTATTTCAGCTAAGGGTGTAGCCGTTCAAAAGTGGCAAGCATAATTTAGGGTAATAGTGGTGGCGCTTCGGCGCCACCACACTATACAGGTGCAAAATGGGTCTATTAGTTGCATTGGATGAATTTAAAGCTTACAAAAATATAACAAATAGTGAGAAGGATTCATCATTATTAATAATCATATCTGCGGCTAGTCAATTAGCTAAGACATATTGTAGAAGAACTTTTATAGATTATTATGATACCGACTTTACCGAGTATTTTAATGGAAATGAATATGAAGCATTATTTCTTCAAGAGTTTCCATTGAAGTCTGTAACAAAAGTATCTGTTTCATACAATGGAGTAGATTATACAGATTTAGTGGCTGGCACTGATTATTTCGTTGATTATAGATATGACGCTGTTAGATCCATGTATGATACACCATTTACTGCCGGAGCTATACCTGCTGATTTAAGTGTAAAAGTTCAGTATAAAGGCGGTTATGAAAGAGTACCAGAAGATTTAAAAATTGCTGTATTAGATTTAGTTGAATACTATAGAAGTGAAGAATATACACCAAGAAAGTCATTCGGTGAAAATGTAATAGAAAACTTAGGATTTAGAGAGGGTGGTGGATCTAGCTTACCAGCTAATATTAAAAGAGTTTTCGAAATGTATAAGGCACCATAATGAGTAAACCTGCACTACAAAAATTTACACGTGAAATTATGGAAAATTATTTTAGAGCAAAAACCAGAGAGCTCTTAAATAAAGAAATTACTGCTATGCAAATAAATTTTGACATAATTAAAGCAGGTTTTGATTTTCAAGTAAAAAAGACTTTATTAGATGCAAGATCTACTGACTACTATGCTAAATATAAAGATATGTGGACAGAAAAGGTTTTACGAGAAAACTATGAAGTCTTTATAAAAGCAGTAAAATCTAAGTGTGGTAATAATATAATAGTAGATTTAAGTAATCCACCACCAACTTTCATGGTAAAAGGAAAAGGTGTTACTGGAGTTTGGTATTACGAAGAAAATGATAACGTTTTATTAATAGCCCATAATTTTAAAGCTTTAAGATCACACCTATCATATGCTAGCAAAGCAGTTGGTCAAGATCAGCCCCTTGGTTTTAGAAAAGAAAAAGCCTCTAATGATCCTAAGTCTACAGCTATTAATGATGTATCTAATGTAGATATAGGTCATATGGCATCATATGGTAAAGAAGAATTAAATACTGTTTTGTCAAATAAACTAGGTAACTCTATAAAAGCTTTAGAAAATTCTGAGTTTAAAGATGAACCTACAACACAGCAATTAGTAGCAGGATTAAATAGTTTTATTAAAGCTTTATCTAATATTCATTTGGAGTATACTGCATCTTTTAGAAAAGATACTACAGTAGCTGATAAATTAACTACTTTAAAAGGTAATACTACTATAGGTCATTTTAATTTTATAATGACTATTCCTCAGTTTTGGGAATTAAATCAAATTATTATTAACGATAGAGAGTTTCAGGCTTATGTAAATGCTGAAAAATTGTTTGATACTATAATACAACAAGAGTCTTCACCACCATTATATAAAATGTTATATGATTTATTAATAGGTGCTTTTCAAGGAGATAGAAAAGGAGCAAAATATACAACTAATATATCTGGTATGCTGGATATACCAACTGGTATATCAGTAAAAACATCAAAGCTTACTAGAGTACCTCCAACTGTATTATCTCCACAATTAAGATCAATAGATGGAAAATTTTTTAGTGTATTGAAACTTCAAAGTCTAATAAATGCTCAATTACATGATAGAATCAGAGCAAATATGGGTACCGGATATAGTACTGATGTATTAAATTATAGAACTGGACGATTTGCTAAGTCAGCAAAAGTTACTGCAATAAATAAAATTGGAACAAAGTTAGATACATATTTTAATTATATGAAATATCCATATGCTACTTTTGCCCCTGGCGGAAGACAGTATAAAGGTGATAGAAGAGACCCTGAAAAATTAATTAGTAAATCTATTAGAGAAATTGCTATACAGATGGTACAAAAGCAATTTTTAATAAGACCAATAGTAGGTGAATAAATGAGTAAAAGAACAAAAATTGTAAATAAAATCATATCACTACTAAAAGATAATTTAAATGGTCTAGATTATAATTCAAATGTATATAATAATGTAAGCAACAAAGTTATATTTTGGGATGAGATAAATAACTTTCCACATATATCTATAGTAGCAGGAAGTGAAGCTAGGCAGTATTTACCTTCAAATTTTAAATGGGCATATTTATCTATAAATATAAGAGTTTATATACAAGATGAAAATGCCTACACTGTTTTAGAAGAGTTTTTAGGAGATATAGAAGCCATTATAGATGCAAATAATAATCTAGTATATGACGAGGATACAGGAGATACTACTGAGTTGATTAGTATTATTTCTATTGATACTGATCAGGGATTATTAGAGCCACTGGCAGTTGCAGAAATGGTTTTACAAGTACAATATGATGTTTAGGCATCAATAAGGAGAAATTACAATGGCATTAAATTTGTCTCGTAATACAAGAATGTTTGTATCTACAGTTGC